AGAATCCTATGCTGGTGGTGAAAATTTTAATCTGTTCGGATATGAACTAGCTGCTGTCTTAGATGACATCATACTAGTCAAGTATGTCGACTGTAATGATAACGGTACAGAGATATTAAAAAATGGTGTCTGGGTACCTATTAATATCAACACATACGCATGGAGGTTGGGAGAAGTAGTACTAGCTGGTCCTCGATGTAAGCTCGTTAAACAAGGCGATGTTGTATGTTTTCCTAATGATAAAGGTATACCTGTAGGTAATCTTGAAGTTGAAGGTCAGGGGAAGCTTAAGAATAGCTGCTTCCTTAATGAAGAGCGTATATTCGGGATATGCAAACCGAAAGAGAATGAATGAAGATAGGCGCTACAACGCTACGAGCACTACTCGAGCACAATGTTGTTGAGGTAAAGTTCAAAAGAAGGCGACCTAGAGCTGGCAAACCACCTACTAGGAGAATGTTATGCACAAACAGCCCAGTTATTCTCAAGACCGATGCTGGTAGAAAGACACTACATTTCAAACAATCTACAGGCACCCCAAAATATAATCCCGCTGCTAAAAATATTGTGATAGCGTGGGATATATTCAAACAAGATTACCGGGCTATCAGCATGGACAACTGCGAACTTATAAGTCAAATGCCCGTGAGTGGTGATGGTAAAGAGTTTTGGCAGTACTTTACAGATACTATATATCCCATGACCCCGGGAGAGAAGGAGAGTTTTTTCAATGTATGATGTGGTGTATAATAACCTCAAATTATTAGAGGAATACTTGCAAAAGAACGTTAACTTTAATATTGAACACAAAACAGTCCGACGAGGTAAGCTATTGCTATACAATATTAACGACTATTATATAAAATTTACTATTGTTACGAACAAGGATATTAATAAAACTTATGAGGTACCATTCCCTTATAAAATATCCAAAACCGACACACATATAAAATTCTCTTATAAGATTGAAGACTTGTGCCACGGGAATATAAAAAAAGAAGAATACATCCGACAATTCGAACCTATTAGCAATAAGCTATACGATAAGAACCTTCGGATAATTCAGAATACTTTGATATAGAGACTCTCTGGTAGTTTTCTCCAGGAGATAGTTCCGCACACAATACACCTATGAAACAACATAGATGTATTGAGTTGGTAGTCATATCCAGTATGATATGTTCACGCAAAGACGCACTCTTCGAGATATTAATTTTATGGAGAATCCTGACCTAGTAAACTCCGGTTGTAATAACCACTAATATATACCGACATTTAGTCGCAGTTCGGTGCAATGCAGATCTTACTCTGCCGTTTTTCACCTGCCGTCTAACAGTTGTGTTTAATTTAGCTTTGTCTGTTCCAGCAGTTCTCTCTGCCGAGTCTCAACCCACCTCTTGAAATGACTACTCTTCACACTCGTGTACCGAAAATGCCGGTGGGAAGCACTATAGCGTTTTCTCACACTTCTGTACCATATTTTATTTTATAGTATATATAAGCTAAATCAACTACTAAATAATAATATATGAGAAAACAGCCCTTTTATTTTGAGATTAAAGATGTGATGACACAATTTGTGGCTGCATTTAATGATATAATTATTAGTAGGCACGATCGCGACAAGAATGTTCGATCTAAGATACAAGTCAAATATGTATATGCACCCAAGCAGCGAGTGGTACATGACCTGACAAATAAAGCCCGACATTTGACACTACCTGTCGTCGCGGTGAATATAACGGGCATCTCACGTGATGAGAGCAGGGTCTTCAATAAGCTAGAAGGTTCTTATCACTCGGCTGGCCCGGTTTCGCAAGAAGGAACAGAGAGCATGTTGGCTACATATCATGTTCCTCAACCAGTACCCATTGATGTTAGTGTGAGTATGAGCATCATGGCCCGCTATCAAACAGACGTTGAGCAAATTATCAGCAACTTCGCACCATACTCAGATCCATATATCGTCATATCATGGAAATTACCGGATGAATTTTCAAAATATGATCAAGAGATTAGATCTGAAGTTAAATGGGATGGTAATCTAAACCTAACATATCCGGATCAATTAGGAGCCACCGAGCCATATCGTCTTAGCTGTGACACATCGTTCACTATAAAGACATGGCTATTTAAACAAGTAGGCTCACCGGTGAAGAATATATATAAAATCAATTCGACTATGACTCCGGTCGCGGATGACCCTAGTGATTTTTCACTCATATTACCATTTTATGATAATGTGTCGGAGCGATCATATATTGAGAGCATAGGACCACCGTTAACAGCCGCACCGTTTCTAACACATGTAAATGAAGATGTGAGCGGTGGATCAATAGAGCTGTGGGGATATAACTTCGATGACACGACTGCGGTTTATGTCTCCGGAAGTGAGATCAATCAACTAAGCGCGGTACATGTAGAGCCATTTCCATCTAGTTCAGGTCTGAGTACTCTATATCCTGTATTTTCCGGAGTCCCTGTTTCATACGATATTGTTAATGATTATAAAATGAAGATTGATCTCCCAGAAGCAACTTCTCCGGAAAATGTTGATATAATCATACAAAACCCTGGAGGTTACGATACCGCCCTAAACTCAACCCTCCACGGAAAAGGCATATTCTTACAGTAGCTTTAAACACTATTACTGATATAAATAATTGTAATGACTGAATGTAACAAGACAACAACCGTCGCGGAACTACCAACATGTGATTCTGTCTCAAATGATAGTTATCTTATAGTACAGGGCGATAACGCTGCATGTAAGGTTAAAATATCGGATTTGGTTTTAAGTAATGAGAATGTTGACTTTTATTCTCAAATTGAAGCTTTAGTTCAAAAGGTTAATGATTTAACAGCTATTGTTCAAGCGAATAGTGGTGATTGGAATGACACCGCCACAACTGTGGATCAAAACAAAGATATATGGAATGCTGCAGATGGTGTAACTAACATAACAACACGTCTAGACGCTGGGGAGAACAAGTGGAATGAGGTGGTGACGAATGTTGAGACAAAGAGTGCGGATTGGGAGAATACATATCAAGTAGTTGATAGTGATCGTCACGATTGGCAGAATGCATATGATATTGTATTTGCTAGCAAGAACAACTGGAACACCGCATACACAATAACACTAGAAGGTATAGGAGCGATACACGAAGCACTTAACATGATGGGAGTAGCTACACACTTACAACCAGCAACTTGGACAAGTGTGACAGAATCTCAAGCGGAGGGCATGAGAACATCACTCGAGTTGAATGAGGGCAATTGGACGAGCGTATATAACACTGTCAGAGCTTTTAGTGCGAGTTGGTAATGAAAAGTGTCAAGATAGAGCCGAACGTCAACTGGCACACCGTCGCGCCAAAATATGGCCCGGATGATTATCTACAACTTGATAACGCGGATGTGAACACTAAAGATGGTGTTCAATTTAATCTGTCTTACGCGCTAAAAAATGTAACCGACATAAAGACGAACAACTATACGCAATTATTATTAACAGATAATGTCCGTGTAGATAAGACATTCACACCCAATATCAAATCCACTCGATTTCCAGAACAATTTACAACACATCTAATTGTAAATTCCTTTCCATACTATACCGGGCGGTCCAGCTTTTTGAAGGTATTAGAATATGAAGGTGATGAAAACTACAGATGGCATGTCATTGGAGCTAAATCATTTTCTACAGACTTATCTAAACCTCAATATCCTAAATTTGTAGGTACAGAGAGCCACAATAGCAGGGCATATAAAACAGACGCGACTGATGATAACGGTATATACTATACAGTAACGCTATTAGATCATGATTATCTGACCATCATGCACGATGATAATTACGCGGACGTATATCTGACTTCCACTGGTAATCCGGCTTTTGGAACAGATGAGTTATTTTTTGCCACGGCTGCAGAATCGGATGATGATGATATAAAGTTTAGGTACGTTTATAATCCCGAATCTGGATTCTTATCAATATATAAAAACTACCTAACCGACCCCGCCGGTGATCCATCCGGTGTTACTAAAACATATTATTTGATAAGTGATATGACCAAGTACTGGGATGAGTATACTCAATATAACACCGGGGATTATGTGTATTGGATTAATACTGTCTATAGATCAATTGTCGATAATAACACCGGAATCAATCCCACTGACTCGAACCAGGCTGCATGGGCAGTGTCTACCAATACGACACCATATAACGATTATGGTGTATTAGGGTTTGTAGAAGCAAAGTCTGGGAATATGCCAATACCAAAAGCCTCCGTTATGCGGACTATACCATATACTCGAAATAGTATTGATAATAAAATATCAAACACATGGGTGAGTTACAGTATATATGGCGAACAGAATAATCTCAATGTTAATGAGAGTAAGAGTTATAAGAACATATACAACAACTACATGTTAAGCGTGCCGTATAAAACCATAACATCCGAAACGGCAGAGTATAATGTTCTTCAACTGAAGAATCAGCTTACACCAAAATACGAATCATCTAGAGGTAATCCTTTTCCTAATTACAGAGAGTGTGATCATAGAGAGTATGATAAGATCTTCTCCGGGACTAATCAGATAAGAGGTACAGATCAACTATCATTCGGATATAACAGTTATGTGACTACAATTGATCTAGAACCGGATAAAATAACATACTTTAATACTCCACAGGAGATGTACCCTAATAAAAAAATCAATATTAATGATAGCGGTCTGATTGAGGGAGGAGCGATTGGAGGCGATACACCAATCGTATCAGATAAGATCTTTAAGAAGGCGGCAGACTATAAGTATAATACTCCATATGGCGCGCCAACTGAGGAGGAAAGCGGTGTATGGTTATGCTCGTGGTTAAAAACAAATATCGGTACAGACTGGGACTCTGGAGCAACATATAAAAAAGATATTCTTGTTAATTATGATAATAAAACATATAAATCTCGAGAAGAAAATAGCAACGCTCAGCCAAATCTCGATAAATTGATATGGAAGGAAATCCCGGGAGGACAACCGGTGTGGGTAGATAGATATTATAACCCGGAGAGATATTCTGCAGAGGAGGCCCTCAAAATACAGGGACAGTATTATGATTATACGAGTAAGTTTGAGTATATTGTACAAAAATTTAACGCAGAGAATGAATATGTTTTTGATAAGAAGAGTGACCTGACATTTGAACCGGGGTCACTATACGCATATTATCGGATAGGGCCTAATGAGAATCAAAGCATAATAAATACAGAGAAAGGAAAACTTGTTCATGAAGGAATTATGCCGTCTTACAAGCAAAATCGAGAACCTCATGCAAATATCGAAGACGATCTAGAACTTGACGGTACTGTATTTATAGAAACCGAGTCTCTTAATAAAACAACTGATAGTGAATTTACAATATCAATAAACATTGATACTGACGATTGGTCAAAGCCGATAGGAAGCCAATTAATAGGGAATTATAGTAACCAGGGATTGGGGATATTCAATAAAATAGTAACGACTCCATATATAACATTTACAGAACTCTCAGGTGTTCACATATATAATACCGATCTAGAAAAAATACTAACATTAAACCCTACCGGATCGTCAATTAAAGCAGTTCATGCGGAAGGTAGTGAAAATATGCATATTCTATGCGAAACCAATACCAATGAATATACAATATATCAGTATGATCTTAAAGGAATGCTAGTAGAGAAATTTCTTATACCTAATACAATAAACAGTATAGTAGATTTCAACATAGACAAATCATGCTACTATATACTGGATGATCAGGACAACCTAAAGAAGTATAATATAAACAACGAGAGAGAAGACTTATTGTTCAATAATATAATGTGGCCTCGGATGGTCATTGGCGGAGCAAGTGAATTGTCACCCTCCGGCGAAAATTATACATCCTCAGGAAAGGCGTATGTTGAGCCCGCATATGAAAATCATTATAGAATTAATTGCGACTTATACACAATTGATCTGAACGGTGATACATGGTTCATTAAGGACTCATCTACAGTGTATAAAAATGTAAAATCTTCAGATACCGGAGTGTCTGCTTCTTTTAGAGATATACTTTTTGGTAGATCTATAAGTCTTGTTTCTGAAGAGACGATACTAGGCGACACGCAAGGCAATCAAATATTATTAGTAGGAGACGGTACCAGCACTCTAGAGCAGTTGATCAATAGATGGAATAGCGAACATCCCGGGAATCGTGTAACGAGTTTATCAGATTCTGGCCTTGAATTAGTAATTCCAGATGAGTATGAAATACAACTAGTCGGTGGAATTGATCGCGGAGCGGATCTACAGATGTGGGCATTATCCGGATCTTCAGACCACACAATATCTAGTATAAAAACTGATTGCGATAATAATATCTGGTTAATATCAAACCAGGGAATAGGTACTAGTATATATAAATTAGATAGTGATAGAAATATTCTATTATCTAAGAAGATTGAAGATATAGACACATCAATAACTCCCGGGTTGACCGGAACTAGTAATCTTGACATCATAAGTGAATTCAACGAGAGCGGGTATGAGTGTTATGTGATGGTGTTAATGCATGAAACGGGTAGTGACCAAGTCACGTCAATAAAGGTATCCCTAGACGGTACACATAAAAGCACGCAAGTTAAAACAATACCCATGGTCGCATATAAAGGTGTTGATAATTTTTCTAATATCACCAACTTTAGCACTGTTATGCGTATGTTCCCGGAAACTGTAACCGGGAACTATATTACATTTAAAATAAGATACTCTAGTTATTTTGATCCAGACAAGACATATGTTGAATATTTGCAGTTTGACGCAGCACAATTAACAAAAGGGTCACATCACTTCGCCGCCGGGTTTAATGCTATTAACGGAAACCTAGCCCTGTTTGTAGATGGAGAGTTGCAGGTAGCTAAAACAAGTGACGATGTGTTTACTGGGGCAGCGTATCGATTCTCTAAAACAATACACACTCCATTATATGTGGGATGTGATTCATTCTTTAATAACGTGGTGCTGTCAGAATACCTGAAGCAAAATAATCATTATTTTGCATCTAATTGTAAGGTGTCAGACATCCGCGTATATAACAAATATTTAAATTTTCATAAGATAAGAGCGCTAACGAGAGAGAACAAACAAGTTCAGAGCATACATCTAACACTACCTACCGGGAAACGATCATATCTAGATCAAACAAAGCAATACTACCACAATAAAATGCCCGGGCGTAAGTCTAATTATTTCGATATTAATATCGTATCAAATACAATAACCGCTGTAGACGTGAGGGATGTCCTTGAGGAGAAAGTAAAAGAGGATATAGACTCATCTCTCCCGGCGAATGTCTATATAAATAACATAAACTGGATCTCATGAGCATTACAACGAGCAGCTTTAGTACAGATATACTCGCAGCCCTAGGTGCGTATAATTATACGAGAGACCGCTTACCGGGGGATAAGATATCTCTTCCCAATTCATACTATGATATAAAGGTTAAAGTTAATGATTATGTTATATCAGATACCATAAATTACAGTCTAGACAAGCTTCATGATAATTGGCTATACTTGATATCAAAGTCGATCATACCATCGAATAACATACCCAACAAAGACTATGCAACGAAGATGCTAGTTGATACTAACAAACTTCCGGCGGATGCGACCGGTTATGCCCCGAGTCCTAAATGGATTGATACATATAGCTCTGTTCCGGATTTTATCGACGAATCAGCACAATGGACCTCAGTTTCCGGAACTAGTATTTGGAACGGGGTGCACCACTTTACAAAAATTCAGAACATCGCAAACCCGGATAACTATAACATAATAGCTAATACCTCGACAAATCTGATACTATTAAGTGGTACTGAAACTAGTTCGATTAACGTTGTTGGTAATTTCTTCAACGCGAACAATCCGATCTGGTCAAACAGTAATGTAACACATCCATCAAATGAGCTAACATTTTCTAATATCAAAAATCATGTGATCACTGACAACAATGAATTGTTTGTCCTTGACGCCGGCATGAATACTATATTTAAATTTGATATAAGCGGCATTTTAACATTAGATAAATCTATATTACAGAACGATACACCTGGTCGTCTTATGACCGGGATGATAGGCGGTGTTGGTGAAGTAACGGACAAGACACGATTTAAATCACCTATAGTGATTGAGACAGTCGACAATTTAATATACACCTTAGACAATACCGCAACAGAAGCAGTAATCAAGGTTTTTGATAGTGATCTCAACTGGAAACGATCTGTATCGATAGGTACTAATGCCGCGTCCGGTCCAATACATATGAAGTATAACGATCAAACTAATCGATTTTATATTTTATGTCACCAAGGAACGTTCGCAAAAGCCAATAATAACGAAATATCATATACTGATGCTAGGCTGCCTGCAGAAATTGTCGTATTAGATAGAGATCTCAATTATATTGAGACTAAACAATTAAACAGCACACAATACAACACTCGTATCAATGTAGAGAGATATAAAAAGGTATATTTCAGTGAGGAAAACAAAAACATCATGTATATCGTGACAAACAAAAACATATTTAAAAAGTATGTTTCGCGTCCGGATAGATTCATAGGCAGGTTTTTATTAGATGAGAAAAGTGTTGGTGTAGGTGATTCGAATCAAGATTTCACTGATATTATAATATCAGAAGAGTATATATCAGACGGATCAACAACAAGACAAAAAGACGAAATTTTAGTACTAGATGAAGTGAATACGACTATTTACAGATTTCTAGAAGATAGTAATTACGAGCGTAGTGTACAGCCAGAGTTTGATAATAAGGTTTTAGAATTCAGTAACATGCAAGTGCAAGGAGATGAGTATGTAAGTACACTAACATACAACAAAGTGTTGTCCAAACATCTGTTCAATAATACACTATTACTTGAAAACACATATAGGAAGTTTACTACAAAATTCGATCGGAATGGTATATCACAATACATCGGTTTCCGTTATTTAAATAGCACCGAATTGTCAGAATCTAACTATCGAGTATCTCTTGATTGTCATATAGGTAATAATGAATTGCTATTGACGTCAACTATAAACAGGTGCCTGAATCAGATTCTCCTACTACAAGAGAATATTCTAGATAAGATGCAAGAAAAATCTATCAATATATTTCCCTTGATCACACAACCGGTGATGTTGT